CTTGACTAATTCTTAAATATTAGTTATATTAAAATTAATACATAGGTATAGTGTCAATGGTAGCACGTCGGTCTCCAAAACCGAAAGTAGGAGTTCAAATCTCTTTACCTATGCCAATTTTACGCTAAATGATAAATATATCGATAAGAAAATTTGGTTAATTTTTTTTTGACCTGAAATTTTTTTTGACTTGAAAATGCAAAAAAAAGGAAAAACAAATGACGCAATTAATAAACCCTACAAAATTTACAAACACAGTTGGCCTTTTAAGGTCATTTTTTTTGGAACGTGGATTTGAAGAAGTCCATACTCAGAATAGATTATCAATATTAGCCGCATGTGAAGATCCATTCAATGTAGCAACATATGATTATGCGGGACAAAGATGGCCACTGCCGCAGACAGGCCAAATGTGGTTAGAATATGAATTACTTACCAAGCCCGAATCAAAGGGCTTTTTTTGTGTCTCCACATCATATAGACAAGAGCCTAATGCAATACCAGGTAGACACGATATTATTTTTCCTATGTTTGAATTTGAAATGCCAGGCAATATTGACGACTTGAAAAAGATGGAATATGATTTAGTTAAACATCTAGGTTTTGATGAACCAGAAGAAAGAACATACGAAGCATGGCAACGGCACTTCGAAACAGAACCACATGCTGAACTAGAAGCAAGTCATGAACAATCTATGTACAACAATTTTGGAAGTTGTATGATTACAGATTTTCCTGAATTTACAAGTCCTTTTTGGAATATGAGTAGATATGATAACGGTATACATTCCAAAAAGATAGATGTAATTTTAGGAGGAATGGAGACTATAGGATCAGCCGAACGTAGTACAGATGTAGACCAAATGAGAGAAACATTTCATACTATTACAAATGGAGAGTATGCAAATTTACTTTTTGAATTATTTGGTAAAGATAGGGTAGAAGCAGAACTTGAAGAATTTTTCAAACACGATTTTTTTCCAAGAGTAGGCGGAGGTATAGGAATGACTAGAATGATCTCTGCATTAGAAAAAATTTAGTTAGTAATCTGGGGTGGTGAAAATGGTAGACACGCACGATTGTTTCTCGTGTGCTTAATCGCGTGGAGGTTCGAGTCCTTCCCCCAGAGCCAACTATTACTTAATAGCTAGTATCTATTAGACAAATTTATTTTTATGTGTTACTATGTATTAAATAGTATTATTACACAGGAGAGAACATGCCAGCACGTAATCATAAACAGTGGTTGAAAGACCCTGCCGTTGAATTTATTAGAAGCACAGCCTATAACAGTCCAGAAGTATTCGAACAAGAACAGGAACTTATTTTTAAAAAAGTTTGGGTGCCTATGTGTCACATTAGCGAAATGTACAATTTAGGTAATTTCCGAACTACACAGATTGCAGGAATTAATGTAATTGCAATTAATGAAGGTAAGGATGTAAGAGCATATATAAATGATAATCCTGTTATGACAAGTCCTTCAGGCACTGTAATGAATTATCAAGGTAAAGAATTACATTGTGAAGTAAAACACGGTGGCATGGTTTGGGTTACACTTAATCCTGACCCTGACATGACTGTTGAACAGTGGACAGCTGGTGCATTTGATTGCATCACTGATGCTATAGATACAGAAGAATTAGAAGTTTTCCATTATCATAAAGCAATTATACCAACCAATTACAAACTTTGGCACGATACTAATAGCGAATTTTATCACGACTTTATGCATTATTTTAATCGTGTGACAGGATTTAATGATGAATATTTTGCAAGAAAAAATATTGCATTTGATAACGGACATGTAAATGTAAGTTCGTTTACAGTAAACTATACAGAATTTGATAAAGATGGGGACAGAGGAGAATTAAGTTTTCCTAACCTACCACCTAACCAATGGTATATGGTTGATTTGTTCCCAGGATTTAATTTCAATCTTAGAGGCAGTGCATATAGAAGTGATTCAGTGACTCCATTAGGTTGCAATAAGGTCCTTATTGAATTTAGAGGTTATGGTTTGCGGAAAGACACTCCTGAAGAAAGAGGACAAAGGATTAAACACCATAATACAATCTGGGGACCGTTTGGCAGAAATCTTCATGAGGATTTACTAGGAGTGACCGGGCAAGGAACATCTATGGCACAAGGCACAGAGACAAGAAACATACTGCATGGTAGACACGAAAATAATACAATCCACGATGAAGTCGGAATGCGTCATTATTATAGTGAGTGGGGTAAATATCTAGACACAGATCCGTATCATGCTTAGGCGTTGGTATAAATTATTAGATTGGCTTAGCGGAGATACAGGTCCAAAACACATGGGTCGTAAATAAAAAAGGATTTTTATGAATTTATTTCAGGATGGAGATTTTATCAGCCATGCAGGATTGCCACTTAAATGGAAACTTGAATGTGATGCTATTACTGATGACGAGTGGCGTTGTATAGCAAAAATGATAATGGATTACCAGACAGAGCCATTTTATAAAGCAGTAGGTATTCCTCGCGGAGGCTTAAAAATGGCAGAAGCATTAAATGAATACTCTAGTGGAAACGATTCACACCAAGTTCTAATTTGTGACGATGTGTTTACAACTGGTACAAGTTTTAAAGAGTATATTGATGAAAACTATCCAAATTATTTAAGTTCAATGGGATATAGATGGGTTTTATTTGCACGAAAACATAGTAATGTACATCCACATCATGTAAGAGCATTATTTACAATGCCAAACTAGTTGACATTTGCATCAAATTATAATAATATAACATACGGGCCTGTAGCTCAGCTGGATAGAGCATTGGTTTGCGGAACCAAAGGTCGTGTGTTCGAATCGCATCAGGCCCACCAAAATAGTTGACAATTGATTTTTTAGAGTGTATATTAGTATTATAAACAATTAGGCATGAGAGGCAAATGAGAACACAACCACAAGAAGTAATCGCAAAATTAGAAGCAGACAACAGTAGATTAGCAAAAGAAGCAGTAATTGAATCTGCTATGCAAGAAGGACTGGACGAATTTTTCGTTGGGTTACGTATGGCCCTTGATCCACTTGTCACTTTTGGAGTCAAACAAGTACCTGAAAGAAGCGATGTTTTGACAGGGCAAGGTCTTTCTTGGAATAATTTTCAAACACTTGCAAATCAACTTATTAATAGAGAACTAACTGGTCACGCGGCACGTGACGCAATTGAACTTGCAATGGGTGTGGCAACTACTGAGCAATGGAATATGTTTTACAGACGTATTCTAATTAAGGATTTACGTTGTGGTGTAAGTGAAAAAACAGTTAATAAAGTAGCAAAAAAATTTCCACAATATTCTATTCCAATTTTTACTTGTCCACTTGCACATGATAGTGCAAATCATGAAAAGAAAATGGTGGGTAAAAAACAAATTGAAATCAAACTAGATGGTGTAAGAGTAATTACAATTATCCGTGGCGACAAAGTAGAAATGTTTAGTCGTAACGGTAAGCAGTTTCATAATTTTGGTCACATTATTACAGAAATTGAACAAGTGATTGCACAAAAGCCTGCTCCATATGATCTCGTCTTAGATGGTGAAGTTATGAGTGCAAACTTTCAAGACCTTATGAAACAAGTGCATCGTAAAGACGGCAAGCAATCAGATGATGCAGTGCTACACTTGTTTGATATGTGTCCACTTGCAGACTTCCAAAAAGGTATGTGGGACATCCCACAAGAAAGAAGAAGTTTGCTTGTCAAACATTGGGTTGAAGAAAACCAAAAAGTGTTAAAACACGTACAAGCATTAGATTGGGAAGATGTAGACCTAAGTACATCTGCAGGACAAAACCGCTTTGTAGAGCTTAATAAAGCGGCTGTAGACGGTGGTTACGAAGGTGTTATGATTAAAGATGTTGATGCGCCATATGAGTGTAAAAGAACTCATAGTTGGCTTAAGGCAAAACCTTTTATTGAAGTTACACTAAAGGTTGTTGCGGTTGAAGAAGGCACTGGACGCAATGAAGGGCGTTTAGGTGCAATCATACTAGAAGGAGAAGATGATGGATACAATTATAGCCTTAACTGTGGGAGCGGCTTCACTGACTCTCAACGTGATCAGTTCTGGATTGAACGTGATAATCTCATTGGTGAGTTAGTTGAGATAAGAGCCGATGCTAAAACGAAGTCTCAAGATTCTGAAACGTTTAGTCTCAGGTTCCCAAGATTCAAATGCTTCCGAGGATTCGAAGCAGGAGAAAAAATTTAACCCTCGTACACGTAAAGATGCAGATAAAATGTCCGATAAAGAAAAAATGGATGCGGGATATAAAGGAAAAACTTTTACGATCAATGGTATGGATGGAGATTTTTAATGTATTGGTTGGTAATAGTATTATCGATTTCAGGTATGCCTGATATAAATATGGAAGTAAAGATGGGTAGCTATTTTACGTGTAGTTTAGCAAAACAAAAATTTATAGATGGTAACCCACCAAATATTTTTATCAAAGGGAAACCTAAGAAAAGTAACTTGCACGGTATAGAGTGCGTAAAAAAAGATTGACATCTTTGTTCTAAGGTGTTACATTTAAATTTTAAGAAGGAGAAACCTATGAGAGAATGGGTATATACATGTTGGGTGAGTGTTATGGATTCAGAAAGAAATCCATTACGACACATTCCAGATTTACATGCAAGACACATGATAATGCAAATTTTGGCATGGATATGGTGTATTGTGTTTAGTTTTTATGTTGGCAGTTATTTTGTATTTGGAGTTAGTGCTATTGCACACGTAGCATTGTTAGGCGCTATTGCAATTACTGTAGGAACATTTGAACAAGCAAAACGCGGAAATAACATATTTGAGTTAAAAAATGGTTATCATAGCTTTCCGAGAGCAAGACAAAACATGTGGGTAAACGGTCAAAAAGTAAAATTGGATCCAAACGATCCTGGCGGCGAACACGAATAAACATAAACATTTATATATTCAACAGGAAAAGCAATGCCACTTAAAGCAACAAAAAGGAAAAAGACTCGTGCCACTCCGCACATAAAAAGAGGAGATAAATTACAAGCCCCTAAGTGGGACGGTTGGGAAGAATGGACTGGTGAAGTATTTCATCGGCATAAAGATCGCAGTAGAGATTTTTATTATCAAAACTATAAACCAGTAGATTTATATCCGCACACCTACAAGTGGATGGCGGATAATGGTTATACAAAAGATGAAATATCTAAATGTAAAGCGGCTCCCCCGTATGCTTTAAGTGTAACAGCCGCTATATGTGCAAAACAACTTTTAGATGGTATGCCAGACTTTAATCAAAAGGAAGATGATTATTGGCAAACACTCGCCGGTACAATGGGTAATACTCAACCTGTTACACTATTTCTCAAAAAACGTATAAAACAAGCAATTGAAGCTGGCACAGAAGTTCTAAAAGATAGAAAAGAAATTGCAGAAAAGAAAGCAAAAGAAGTACCCGCTTTAAGTATACAAGAACGTATTAGAGAACAGGCTTATAAACAAGCTGAGGGGATTGACGAATGGCTGGAAGGCTGGATAATCGACCCAAAGTCGTTTAATCCAAAAGGATTTGATTTTAAAAAACACTTTAGAGATACAGGAGTTACACAAGCTCATGCTAGAAAATTAAAAACTTTTTATCAAGAACAACTTACAGATTACGATGAATTAGAAAGAATGCCTACTGCTGGTCAACTTAAAAAAATGAGCGAGCTCGAAGCAGATTTATGGAACCAGTTGAAAGAAGGCTATGCACATTTGAAAAAATCAGACATAAAATTATTTAGAACTGCTATAGAAGATTTGTTGACTGCTTTAGAATTTGTAATTGCTAGTGCTAAGGCAAATAGAAAACCAAGAAAATCAAAACCAAAGAGTGCTACTAAACTAGTTGAAAAATTGAAGTACTGTAAAGCAGATGAAAAATTTAAAGTTGCAAGTATATCACCTGAAGATATTATTAAAGCTAACGAGCTATGGGTTTTTAATAGAAAGACACGTAAAATAGGAAAATATATTGCAAAGAATATTGACCCGTTAGGACAACAACGCGACGGCACTGGATTGAGTGTAAAAGGAACAAGTATTACTGGATTTGATGAAGATCAAAGCATACAGAAAACACTTAGAAAACCATTAGAGCAATTAAAAGAATTTAAAGATTGCGGAAAAGTAAAACTAAGGAAATATCTGGATGATATCAAAACCACAGATACAAAACTTAATGGAAGGTGTAATCCTGATACGGTGCTACTCAAAGTAATCTGATAAATACTTACATGAGCATCAACATAAAAACAATCAAGCAAGGGTTAAATGATCTAGCAACAGCAGTTGAACACCTCAATGATCAACCTATCCCTCAACCAGAAATATTAGACCGCGAACTTAGTGGCAATAAAATTAACGGTGGTACAATTACCAACTTTGCGTCTGTAGGTATTACAGACGAAGCAAAGAGCACTAAATTAACTGTGCATAACGATGGTATTACTGTTGATAAAATAACAGTTAAAGAACTTACACAGCCACTTACAGTTAACGGTGCGTTGACAGTAAATGGACAAATTACTGCAAAAAAATTACATGTAGATGAAGTAACTGCTGATGTAAGAAACGAAAGGACAACACCTTTAGAGTTCAAAGCAGAGCAAGGTAAATTACACGGTAAAGGTATTATCTGGACTGGCAAAGATTATACGAAACAATTTGTATTCCAAGAAGAAATAGACAGATTTTGGAGCAGTGAAGATATTGATCTCAACAACGAAAAAGTTTATAGAATAGATAGAATTCCTGTGCTAACTTTACAAAAGCTAGGTGATTCAGTTGTATCAAGTAGTCTTAGAAAACTAGGAAAAGTTGAAAATTTACAAACTTCAGGTAACCTCAATGTTGACGATTTTGTATTTTTTGACAGTGATACACAAAGACTGGGGATAGGTACAGATCAACCAAATGCTTTGTTAAGTGTAAAAAACATAGATCATGAATTTGTTATAGACGACACAATTGATAAAAAATTTAAATTAGGTACTTGGACTACAAGTAATTTAGAAATTATAACAGATGACACAACAAGAATTGAAGTTTCAGCTAGTGGTGAAATCACTTTAAAAAACAAAGTACATATTGAAGGCAAAGTTGGTATAGGTGTCAAAAACTTTCAGAATGATGTGGACTTAACAGTTGCTGGACCAGTAAGAATACAAAATAAAAAGTTTGATACAGGCACTCATCCCCCTACTACAGGCCCTTACTTATCAGGTGATATTGTGTGGAATGCAGATCCTCAACCAACTGGATATGTGGGTTGGATTTGTGTAAGACCTGGTTCTCCAGGCGAATGGAAAGCGTTCGGGTTAATTCAGAATTGAAAAAATTAAATATTTCTATCTGGCAATGGATAGCTAGGGTTGTTCCGATTGTATACCTAGTTGTATCATTAGCACTACATTTTATAGGCACTGAATCGCTAAAAGATATTTTAGCAGTAATAGGCCTATCTATTGTATCACTATTTGCAATTATTTGGTGGTGGTGGGCAATGGATACAATGACTTCTATCGTTAAGATGTTTGATACTAATACAAAAAGATATGACGACATCAGTAAAGAAATAAAAGCAGTCAAGAAAGAACTAAGCGACACCCGTCGATCATAAAGGTTAAATACTTCATGATTGTAATAGGAAATGGCGAAAGTCGAAAACACATAAATCTTGAAAAGTTGCAAGGTGTTAAAATAGGTTGCAACGCAATTTGTAGAGATATACAAGTTGATCATTTGGTATGTGTTGATAGAAGAATGGTGTCAGAAGCACTAAACTACAATTTCCAAAATAAAATCTATACTAGAAAAGACTGGATTGCACAATTTAACAAAAACAAAAATGTTCAATGTGTCCCTAAATTACATTACAAAGGAGATTTAAGAATGGATCATCCTTTTCAATGGGGTAGTGGTCCATATGCAATTTTGTTAGCAACAAAATTTGCAAAAAGAATAAAAATTGTGGGCTTTGATCTTTTTAGTGAAACACCACTTGTAAACAACATCTATAAAGATACAACACATTATGATAAGTCAACTAAACATGCTGTAGATCCTAGGTACTGGATACATCAAATTGGTAAAGTTTTTGAACTTTTTCCTAAAAAAAAGTTTATAATCCATCAAAAAAATAATTGGATTTTGCCAGAAACTTGGAATTTTAAAAATGTTTCAGTTGACACTATAGACAAATTGTAGTATAATAATTACTATTATTAGGAGAAAATATGGCATATTACAGTACAAAAACTTATGGACACAATATAGGATTGTCAGCAGTATTTAGGCAACCAAATGCTGATCATTCACATTGTCATTTATTACATGGTTACAGTTTACAGTTTAAATTTACATTTGGCTGTAGTGAATTAGATAATAAAAACTGGGCAGTAGACTTTGGTGGATTGAAACCATTGAAGGCTTGGTTAGAAGATTCATTCGATCATAAAACTTGTATTGACAAAAATGATCCAATGAAAGATAAACTTTTAGAATTAGAAACACATGGACTTGCAGAAATTAGACAGTTTGACGGAGTTGGAGCAGAAAAGTTTGCTGAACATGCATTTAACTTTGCTGATACACTTATACGAAATATGACAGGTGATCGCTGTTATTGTGTAAGTTGTGAATGTGCAGAGCATGGTGCAAACAGTGCAATCTACACAAAAGAATAATCCTCCTGAAACTATAATTTATGTAGACACAAATAGAGTTAAGTGTAGTGGTGAGAATAATGATCATCCTTTAGTATATTACACTATTCCAGAAGGCGGCGAAGCAGTATGTGGATACTGTGATATAAAATATAGGAAGAAAGATGAATGGCAAAAATAGATAAGTCCAAATATTCTAAACACCAAATTAAAGAACTTAGAAGGCAAAAAGCTGAAAGAAAGTTAAAAAAATTATCAGCAAATTTGATTAAAAATAATGCTGACACTTATAATGTACTTGTTCTTAAACATGGACAAAAATATTCTGCAGAGTATGTTAATAAAATGTATAGAATGGTTGCAAAACATTGTACATTGCCATTTAATTTTTATTGCCTTACAGAAGATATCGCAGGTTTAGATAGAAATATAAATGTAATACCTTTACCTGCAGATATAGCAGTGAACGGTTGGTGGTACAAACCTTACATTTTTTCCAAGGATTTGCCAATAGATGGTGTTATACTTTATATAGATTTAGATATGGTGATTGTAAATAATATTGATAGACTTTTTACACACATGCCAAATGCTTCTTGTGTCTTACGTGATTTTACTCGCTGTATGAGACCTAATTGGGAAAAATATAACAGCAGTTTGATTAGATACAAAAAAGGAGAATATCTTAGACTTTGGGAAGAGTTTAAAAAGGACTCTGCTTATATTATGCGAAGACATTTTGGAGACCAAGATTTTCTATGGGAGCGAACAAAAGGAGACTTTTCACTTTGGCCTGATAATTGGATAAGAAGTTGGAAATGGGAGATTAGGCAATCTAAAAGATTTAGACCCGGAGGCTCAAGGGGCAATAGAGTTTTGGACACAATAGAAGATTGTGTTGCACCACCTGATTGTTGTATTGTTGCTTTTCACGGTGATCCTAATCAACATAATTGCGAAGATCCATTTATAGTTGACAATTGGCACAAAATATAGTATATTAAGACTATGGATTTGAAATTTACAACAGCAGGTGACTTTTTACAGTCACAACAAAAACGTATCGGTTTTGCATGTAAGTATATGCATCCGGATCAAACGCAAAAGAAAAAACTGCTAGAAGAAATACAAAGACCACTAAATACTCGCAGTACAACAGTGGCTTGGCTTAATAGACAAACTGTAGATGTTGCAGAAGAACGATTGTGGGAAATTATGGTCCACAACATTAAAAGTTACAAAAACTTAATCGAGTATGTAGGAGGTTTAGAAAATGAATTACGAATGGTTAGACTTGGCAGTGATGTGCTTCCTGTATACACTGAGCCTACTTGGAGTTATTTTTGGCGTAAAGATGATGTCAGAAAATATTGCGAGAAACATTTCCGGCCAGTCGGCGACCTTGCGAGAAAATTGGATGTTAGGCTTAGTATGCACCCTGGCCAGTTTACTGTGCTGGCATCTGATAACCCAGATATAGTTGAAAGAAGTATAGAGGAGTTTGAATATCATGTTGACGTTGCACGGTGGATGGGATACGGTAAACAGTTCCAAGATTTCAAAATCAATGTACACATCTCCGGCCGTCAAGGTCCAGCCGGTATACAAGCAGTCCTCCCAAGATTATCTCAAGAAGCGAGAAATACTATTACGATCGAAAATGACGAAAACTCGTGGGGTATCGAAGCAAGTCTCGAACTTGCACAAGAACTCGCATTGGTCCTTGACATACACCATCACTGGGTCAAAACAGGTGAATACATTTGCCCCTCCGACGATAGATTTTTACGCATAGTTGACAGTTGGCGTGGAGTTCGTCCTGTAATACACTATTCTGTTTCAAGAGAAGATTATTTAGATACACATAGTTTGGATCATAAACCTAACATGAATCACTTGTTAGAAAATGGTTACAAAAAGCAGAAGCTTAGAGCACATTCAGATTTCATGTGGAATTCAGCTGTAAACGAATGGGCTTTGGGTTTTTGGGATCATGCTGATATTATGGTCGAAAGCAAAGCAAAAAATTTAGCAAGTGAGAAATTACATGATTGGTATAAAGAAAATAGTAGACTTTTGTAAAGAAAGTTATAGATTATCTCCATTAGCATTTTACTGTGAATTAGCAGAAACAACTATTTTAATAATGGCAAGTGCAATATTAACATTTACAGTTTTAGATCCTGCGACTAAGATTTTTATACCGTTGTATCTTATTGGAAGCATACTTGGTGTTATAAGCACTGTAATTAGGAAAGCTGCATTTGCCATTGTTTTGTGTGCATGGTTTGTGGTTATGAACTCTATTGCTATGGTACAGTTATTTTTGATAGGATAAATAATATAAAGGAGCAGGAATGAAAACTACCGGCGAAAAAGTAAACTTAACTATAGATAAAATTGACGGTTTGAGAGCTGATAGAAATGGTGGGCAACGCACTCAGATACCTGTCAAACAAGAATATAAATTTCCAACACCTACAATGGCAAGGAAAGGACAAAGACCTAATCTAACAAAAGACGGGTTGCAAAAGAATTAGGAGAAATACATGAAAAAATGGATTGATGCACGTATGAAGGAAAGAACTTCTTGGGATGGAGCCGCCTTAATCATACTAGGACTTATGGTTTTATTTTTAGCACCATTAGCAAAAATAGCGGCAGGAATTGCTATAGCTTATGGAGCTTGGACTATTTGGAAAAAAGATTAAAGTTTACTTATATCTAAATCACTACTTGCGGGCATATCCCAAATCTTTTTGCGGGTTATGCCCATTTTTTGTGCAAATTTCTTTGCATTGCAATTTTTACACACATGAAAAAAATTATTGTTTATCCTGTTAGGATCCATTGATCCTCTCGGCCTAGAGAAGATCATATCACAATTATCACATCTTAATTCAACATAGGTTTTATTACGCCAATAAGTATGGTTTTGTCCATTCTTACTTTTACGTATATGCCTTGTTTTCTCTAAATATTCTTTTATAAACATAATTATATTTACATTAAGATTATAAAATTTTAGTATAAATACATAAGACAAGGGGAAATATATGTCAATCTGCACTTTAACACCAGCCGCAAAGAAACAAATAGACACTATTTGTGATGAAAACGAAGTTTATGCTGTCACTTTAAACCTAAAGGGCGGCGGCTGTGCAGGATTTGAATATGAATGGGGTACATATCAATCTCCAGAAGAATTATTAGATGATGACGAAGTGATGAAAACAGATAATAATTGCACATTCGTAATAGGTGGAGCAAGTATGATGTTTTTATTTGGTACAGTAATAGACTATAAAAAAGATATAATGGGATCTATGTTTGAAATACAAAACCCTAATGCAAAAAGTAGTTGCGGATGTGGAGTAAGTGTAAACTTTGACATGGATAAATTAACAATACCTGCATAATTGGAGCGAATAAATGGCAAAACAGGAAATTAACATTGGTGTTGAGGGTAACGACGGTACCGGTGATAGTATTAGAGAATCCTTTAAGAAGGTAAATGAAAACTTCACTGAACTATACGCAGTTTTTGGTGTTGGTGGACAAATTACATTTACTACTTTAAGTGACACACCAGACACACTAACGCCTAGCACAGTGCCGTTAGTGAACACATCAGGATCATCAATTCTATTAGCTGAACTGGGAAGTAATAGCGATTTACCTGTTACAGACGATTTGTTTAGTGTTAATGATACAGTAACTTTTAGATACAATGTAGCAGGCAAATTAATTATAAGCACATCATTTACACAAGTGTCAGATGATACATCACCTACTCTAGGTGGACCTTTAAATGCAGCAGGATTCGGTATTGCAAAAGTAGGAATAAGCACAGAAGTAGCTAACCAATTCAATACTGCACATAATCTTACAGGTGATGCACAAATTACAGCAGATGATTTAGTAATCTCAAAAGGTTATGCAGATCAAAGATACATTACAAGTGGATTACCATTAAGAGTAGCAGATGAGCCTACTGGCCAGTTACATTACACATGGGTCATTAATAGATACGTTGAAAATACTATAGAAATATTAAATTACTATAAAGTCGATCAAACACTAGTGTCTGGTAGCGGACATGGTTTAGATAGCGGAAGTAATGGACTAGCAATAAAATTCAAAGCAGAAGATACCGATCCAACTGGCCTTGTTAGTAATACAACTTATTATATTAGAGTTATCAACGAAAATCGGTTGATGTTGTTTACAGAAGCAAATAAAGCGTTTGCAACATCAGATAGTGATACAACAGCTGGTGATAACAAAATAAATGTATCAGGAACAATCAGTGCAGATGATACTCATACAATCACAGATGCAGCACTAAATGACACATTAGCAGGAAATTTTTTAGATGATGTGGGCATGCCAAGAAAGAGTGTAACACGTAGACAAGGTGACACTATGACTGGCCCGCTTTACCTAAGCGATCATCCAGGTGAGTTGGCAGGCCAAGGTGCACCTAATGGAATAGAAGATAACCAGGCCGCAACAAAATTTTACGTAGATAACACAGCATACAGTTCACCAGAAGTATTATTTGTAAGCACAGCGGGTGACGATACAATGGCTGGTGTGCCTCCAGGTAAAGAGGGTACATCATTTACATACGCATTCCGAACAATTAATGCCGCGGCACAAAGAGCAGACATATTGGTCAGATCAGCACCAGTCATGCCTGGCACTTACATGCAGACATTGACACATACAGGGGGACAATCAGAATCAAGAGTACTAAGAGCTGACGTTGATGTACCCGTATTTGCTCAGGCAAGAAATTTAACTGAAAAAAATAGAAAATTTGTAATAGCTGAAGTAACAGGATTTCTAGCATATAATTTTCCTAACTTTACTTACAATATTAAAACATGTGAAAGAGACGTAGGGCTGTTAGTAGATGCACTTGCTTTAGATATAAACAGAGGACAAAGTGCAAACTTTTTAACAAGACAAGCTGCTGAAAGATACTATTCAAGTGTGAGTGGTAGAATTGCAATCACAAGCCAGTTGACAGAGACACTTGCAAGTATTAATTTTGCACAAGAACTTCATAGTGCTTTATTGCAAAATAACATGTATCAAGCACAAACGCTAAGTGATATAACAAGAGCAAATCCCGGCAGAGTAACCACTACAGGTGCACACGGTTGGAGTGATAGAAACATTGTATTTTTCAGAAATATAGGCGGTATGACTGAAATTGAAGGCAAAAAATTATACATAAAGAAAATTTCAGATGACACTTTTGAACTATACCAAGATACTGCTTTTGATGTACCTTTTGATACAAGTGCGTTTACAGGTTACACATCAGGTGGACAAGTTGGCTTGCTGTTTCAACTCGATGAAGACCAGTTCTTTGACGACGGTGTAGTGCCTATTAATAGTGCAACAAAAACATATCCGGTTAGGATTACAACAACTCAATCACATGCTGTTTCAGATGGAGATGATATTACAATTTCAACTGTTGCAGGTATGACTGAATTGAACGGAAATACATATAAAGCAAGACGAATAGATCCTACCACACTAGATTTATATAGTAGTGCATTTAGTGCAAAAACCATTTCTGCGGCTACCCAGGCAAATCCGGTTGAAATAACAACTGTGGAAGATCACGGATTAGTCGACGGTACAGCTATCGCAATCACAGAAGTTGCAGGAATGACACAACTCAATCAAACTAAATTTTATGTTAAAAATTTAGGCGTACCTAATGTTAAAAAGTTTTTACTTTATTCAGATGCAGGTTTAACTACAACTGTAGATGGTACAGCATTTGACCCATACACTTCAGGTGGATTTGTTACTGTAAATGCAGTTGACGGAACAGGGTTTGGCACCTATACAAGTGCTGGTCAAATTAGTAAAGAAACAGATGCTAATAATAATGCACAAACAGGAATAAATGCAAACTGGAATACAATAAAAACAATTATTCAAAATGGTATTGATTCTGGTGATGATGTTGCATACGGAAGCACTTATAAAATTGTTGTTACAAACGGATCAGCAAATTATACTGATCAAACAAATCCAGCAAACAGTGACGCACTTCCTGGAAAAGTTATTAGAGGAAAAAGATCTGAAGCTATAGGAAGAATTGTTAAAGTAACAAATGATGTTAGTAGCGAAGCAGGAGTAGATCCAGTTACAGGTGCTACGGAAACAAATCCTACTGTTTTCCAAGTACATTTATTATCTGCAAAAGACTTTGAAGCAGAAGAGCCAATGGAGTATGGTAACTTCAACAAAGAAAAACAAGTTGCTATTAGAGTTGAAACTGGTATATATGAAGAAGATTATCCTATAAAATTAGGCGCCAATGTATCATTAAAAGGTGACGAATTTAGAAGGGTGATTATTAGACCTAAAACTGAAAAAGATTCTAAACAACCTAGAGTATCACAAAGTAAATGGGCACAGAGTTATTTTTACAGAGATAACGAATTTGATGGTTTAACATTAGCTAGAGGCGGTACCCCATTTAAAAACCAAGAAGGTGTAGAACAAGGAAAATTTGGTTATCATTATCTATATGATGCTAATAAACCTATAAATGTTGGTTCTCCTATTGTTAACCCAGGCGGTTATAAAACTGCTGCATCTATTATAGAAAATAATAAAGATTATATCATAGAAGAAACAATTAAATTTATAACAGACAAGTTTCCTGACTTAGTGTACAGTAAAGATAAATGTAGAAGAGATACAGGGCTAATAATAGATGGTATTGTATCAGATTTTATAAATGGTGGAGAAGAAAAAACTTTAGAAAATCAAGGATCATATCACGAACTAGGTTATACAGATTTTCAAACACAACTAGGTGATAGTACACAAGAAATTGCAACTGAAGCGGCAATTAATAATATAGCGTCATTATCTGCACAATTATTAGCTGGTACAGCACCTACCTATACTGTTCAAACAACAGCGTTTACACCAACTGATGCAGTTTACAATGAAACTACAGGTGACATGGAAATTACTATCGGGTCACACACTTTAACTACTTCTAATTTTATTGAAATAGTTGAAAATGGAATTACATTTAGTTGTACACTAGATGGAAATACTTCCAATCATGCATATCCGAGAAAAGTTTCAATAACAAGTTCACCAAATTCTGATCCTGCATACGAAAAGAAACTTGCAATTACAGCTACAACACCTACAACAATTACTGTAAATGTTACTGCTTCGCCAGCAGGTCAACAATATCCGCATACTTTTGTAAGTGCGTTGACCGATTCTATTACAGTAAATGAATATACAGCAGGAAGTGATGAAGTTCTTGCAGTGGAACAACCAGATATAACATTAGGAAGCGGAGAAGCTGGCACTGTATCATTAGTAGGACAATTTATTGATAAAATTAACTTTGTTTTTAATCCTGAATACAATCCACCATTAAGAAATGACCAACTTGATATTTTCTTAATGGGTGATCAAACTATTGTAAGAAATGTTACATGTAGAGGGCATGGTGGTTTTATGTGTGTTCTTGATCCAGAAGGTCAAGTCCTTGTTAAATCTCCGTATATTCAAACTGCTTCTAGTTTCAGTAAAAGTATAAACAAAAAGACTTTTTCAGGAGGAATGTATGTTGATGCTTATGTAGGAAATCTTCCTACTACTATAGAAACAAAAGTAAATGCCTTTGAGCTTACAGTGAGAAGTGCAAGCGGAGAAGGTTTAAGATTAAGAGAACCACAATTACCGTGTCCATTCTATGTAGAAGGACGTAGATATCAAGTCAATGCTATTGCAAATTATGATAGTGCCCAAGGTACTGCAACCTTATTTTTAGATGCAAATTCAAACGACGGTACTGGGTATGACGAATCTCAATTTAATACACCAACTGTAGGAAGAGATATTTTTCTACAGACAGCAGGTAACAGGTCTATTCTTGCAAACGACTTTACACAAATTAATGACTTAGGTTATGGTTTAGTATGTAATAACGCAGCATTTTCGGAACAAGTGTCAACATTCACGTATTACTGTCATACTGCTATGTATGCAAATAACGGTTCTGAAATTAGAGGATTAAACTGTTCAAACGGTTACGGTAACTTTGGTTTAGTCGCAGAAGGAGCCGATCCTAACGAAGTACCAGATCAAATTACAACAAAATATGCAATGGCCCAACCTGCAAAGGTTGTTACAGACGCACCAGCAGGTTTTGGAAATGCACTAAACGATCCGAGTATACATGTATATGATATGGGTCGTCCGCCTACTACTTCAAGTGTGATTACTATAGATCATCCTACAGCAGGAAATTTAAATTATGCTATTAGTAGTGTTGCAAATTTATCTGATATAGATGGAGATGGTATACTCGGAGAAACTGGAGATAATGTAGTCACTGGTGTAAGAACAGTTGGATCTGCAACAGTCACCACAACAGGAGGTATGACAGCAAGCCATACAGGCATTGCCACAACTTCAACTAAAACAAATACTATCACTGGTGCAACCCAGGCAAATCCTGTCGTGCTAACTATGTCTGGACATAACCTGAGATCAGGTGATAAAGTTGTATTAAGTGGTGTGGGTGGAATGACACAACTTAATACAAATACCTACTACGTCAAAAAAGTTGATGCAAATGATGTTCAACTTTATAGTGATTCATTACTAAGAAATACTGTAGATGGCACTGGCTTTACAGCGTTCACTTCAGGAGGAACAAGCACAGCAACAAGTGGTACAGGTTTAACATGTAACGTAACAATAGATCATGCAGGAAGTCCTAATGCGGCAATTATAGCTATTGCTACTCCTGGAGAGAATTACCACAGCGATTCTGCAATAACAATAGCAGGCACAGCAGTAGGTGGTTCTAGTCCTGCTAACGATATTACCTTTAATGTAACAGCTATATTTGGAAGTGAACCAGGTGTAAGAAGTAACACAATTTATAAATTAGATCTAGTTGCAGACGATGCAAAAGCTGATGACTTTTTTGGACAATTAAGAGAAGCAGTAGCAGATGGCACTATAATAGAATATAAAGATAGATTTAATCACATTTTATCATCTGCTAATAATCCATCTAAATTAACAACAAGACCAAGCACTGCTATTAACTTTGATGAAAGTGATAATGTTACATATAGAAGTACTTCATTCAGCCAAGCAGACTCTTTTAGTCAAAATTTACTATCAGATGAAGTGCTCACTACATTTGAAGTAGGTTATGATTACGTGCAAATGCAAGTAAGCACATCTAATTTAAATGGAGGCTTTGGTAGTTCTGCAGGTGATACTAGATTAGCAATACAAACACTAGATGCAGGCGGAACAAGTAATTTTACTGATGCACTAAGAATAGCTAGAGATGGTGTTTCACAAACAGTAAGAAGTCAACCTGCATCGTTAAGTAAACCAAATGCACACTCATTGGCTGTACGTAATATAAAATATATTATAGAAGAAACTATTGCTTGGATTAATTTACAAATTGCAGGTGGGTTAGGAATATGGAGTGGCTTCACATACAGTGAAGTTAAATGTAGACGTGACTTAACTTACATTGTTTACGGTGTTGCCAAAGATTTACTATTTGACGGAAATGCAAGTACTGTCAAAAATGCTGGCCGATATTATACCGGATCAGTAGCAGGGCAAGTAGCTCAAACCGAAGCGGCAATTGATAAGGCGAGAGATATTCTCTTAGAAATACTTGCACAGACTAGCTATTCTACTATAAACACAAAAGGAATTGAACAAGATACATCAGGAAGTGCAGCAGAATCTAATTCAATTACAACTGCTACTACCTTAATGGATATTGTTGCCGATGCCGTAGCAGTAGGATTAAGTTCTATACCAACTGCAACTGGTTATGCAGGCGGAATGATTTTTGTATGGGATGGAAAAACACATCAAATTAGAGATTACAATCCTGTTACAGTAATAACCACAGCAGGTAATATTAGTGTTGGTCAAGGAGAAACAATTACTCAAGCCACAAGTGGTGCGACAGGTGTTGTCCTAAGAGCTGTATCAACTTCTAGCACTGTAGAAATAACAGATGTAACTGGAACATTTGACACAACAAATCAGTTGACTGGAAGCGTTTCTGGTGCATTAGGCGTAAACAGTATTCCATCAACAGTTGCACTTAACAGTTATGGATTTGTTGATTTTATAGATTATGAATGTGAAAATGTTAATAGAGATTATCAAACCATAGGATTGAATAAAGCAGTGCCTGGCACAGATAGAACTATTGATGCCGCACTTCAAAGATCTACCTCCGGTGAAATTACTATTGCAATTTCTTTACTTAGAGCCACAGGACATGACTTTACACAGATTGGTACAGGTGGGTTTAATGATTCTAATTATCCAAATGTTATTTTAGGAGATCCTGTAAACAGTCTAGCAACAAATTATACAGATGCTGATACTGCTCAATCAGCACAAATTTGGGAAAGAAGAAAAGGTAGGGTATTCTTTGTAACAACAGACCAAGATGGATTCTTTAGAGTTGGTAAATTCTTCAGCGTAGATCAATCAACTGGTGACATTACGTTTGCAGGTGAAATTGGATTATCAAACGCCAATAGTTTAGGATTCAAAAAAGGTGTTACGATTAATGAATTCAGTGCTGATGATGGATTTGCAGATGATAGTGCATCTGCAGTGCCTACAGAGAAGGCCATTGCAAGTTACATTAATAGAGTATTAGGTTTTAATGTAAGAACAGGCACTCAAATAGATAATATCACAGGAAATAGAATAGGACCAGGTTTCTTACCATTGAATCCAGGATCTACTGATATGGAAGGC